CGTCAATAGTTTTAGGACGATATTTCTCCGTCCACAATAAATGATCCATAACTCACAACTTTCATAATATAATAAAAAAACAAATTACTCTTTAGAGAATTTCGAACCAGCTTCAGTAGTGATCCAATATTGCAAATCTTTGCCCTTGTGGCGTAGATGTGAAATACCTTTTGAAGAAATATTCACATCATAAGCACCAGGCATAACCTTGCTAATGTTTTCTGTGCGGAAAATCATCTTGTATTTACTGCCATTGCCATCACCAAGTTCAAGGCAATCTGTGTGTGCTGAGTCATTGGTTGTATCTAGTGTAACCAAATTGATTTTGGTACCATCAGATTCAACGGCAATTTGTGGTGAGGACAATACGTTAGCTGCACGTAGTACCCAATCCAAATCTTCTGCAGTCAAAGTGAAAGTAATCTCAGGATTTGGTACCTGCAATTCTTTCTCTGGTGCCGTAACAATCATAGTTGGATCGCAGAAACGATACTTGATTTTAGAACGACCTTTGTTACCAACAATGACAACATGCTTGTCATCAAACTCAAATGTGGTATCATCTTTGTGTAGAGATACAACAGACAAGAAATTGTTGAGGTCATAAACACCAAAGTCAGCAGGAACATCTTCAGTGATGTTGACCTGTGCTAGGATGTTTTTGTGTGAAGACATGGTCTTCAATGTATTACCTTTGCGAAAGTAAATACCTTGGTTGATTGCACCGAAGTTTTTCAGTACGTTTAGGGTGTCATTCGATAGTTTCATAATATACTCCAAAAAATTAATTATATATGGTTTACTTGTCTTTGTCAAGCGAATACTTAATGTCATGCTCATATAAAAACATTAGGCAACACATAGCATGAGCCAAGTGATGTATGCCAGATTCGGGGTCAAGTTGCTCACCTTGTTTCCATGCCCAAACGTGCCGTTGTAATGCATCAAAGTACCTGCGTTTAGAATCAGGTACTTTTTGCCAATTATCACGTTCATATTTTTGAGCACCAAAGGTAAGAACTTTAACCGTTTCCTCTAGCGCAAGAGGCGGCAACAAACCATATTCTAGTTTGCCACCATCAAACTTACGACCAGCAGACATTATAACCTTCCAGTTAACTCTGCTACTTTAGGCATATTACCTGAGAAGGCATATGTACCAATGTGTTGTGTCTTCATCCATGGGCACAAGAAAATATCTCCGCCCATCTTACGCCACATTTGACAGAACATATAATCTTCACTTAGATAACGTTCTGAACCACCGCCTGTGATAGAGTCTTTGGTGTCGATTACAGTATCAAAGTAAGCATGAATGTAACGTGAACCATCAAAGTGAGCCTGACCAACGTGGTCTGGTTTGTAACGAATGTTTGGATACTCTACAGCCATCTTATCGAAGACTTCACGTTTAACCAACATAAAACCGGTACCAATTTCTAATACTTCTAGTGGTTCGGTAACTGAGAATTGTGATGTGCCTTTAACAACATTGAAGACATATTCACCAACCAATGTTTCTAATTCACGTGGTTCCAAATCTGGATGGTTACGTGCGGCATGTGCAATGTTATTCCAATTGATTGATTTCTTGGGGTAAGGACCACCAATAACATCTTTATCTAATGCCAATAATGCTACAACATCTTGTGGGTTGTAATGAATATCAGAATCCAAAAACAATAAGTGTGTGCAATCTGAGCGCAAGAATTCATCTACGAGGTAGTTTCTTGCACGTGTAATAAGTGATTCATTAAATAGGAAAGAGAACTTAACATCAACACCATAACGTGACATAATACCTTGAAGGTCTAAACAAGACTTCAGGTACAACCCGTGTGCCATGCCACCATACATTGGTGTAGCCACAAACAGTTTATTCTTTTTCAAATCTTCAACTTTGACTTGTATTTCCATAATTTATTCCATAAAAAAAAGAGGAGGGATATACTTATATATCCTACTCCTCTTACAAAGAGACTACTCTCTTAGGCGAATGTTGACATTCCTGCAGAGCGAAGTGCTTGCAAGCCAGCAGCAACTTGACGCTTAGTTGGTGTGCCTAGACGATAGAAAGAAACTTTCTCGCCATCAGACTTGATACGGGTGTTCAAGTAAATAGCATGACCTTCTTCACGCAATTCGTTAATGCGAGCAGCAACGTTCTGAACGTTGAAACGAGCACGAGCTTGATTAACGGTCAACGTGTTGTAACCATCAGATTTGCTCAAGTAGGACAAGATTTTTGCTTTAGCGGACATAATAACTCCAAAATTTAAATAATAAAAACGAACCACACTTCAAATAATTCTGAGAGGTGGTTCATTCTCTCAGAAATTCTATTATAACAAAACTATTAACACTTGTCAACAGTTTTCAGGCAATTAGAATGGTACTTCTTCACTGTTTGCCGAAATTGCATCTACGTTCACTTGCTGATTAGCCGTATTGGCGCCTGCATCCAGTTTGGTGTACAGGTCAATAAATGATAACTTGGTATCGGCATCAAAACGGTTCAAGCAGAGGGCAAGTGCCTTCATGCGGTCGCCATGCACAGAATACGTTTTGCAAATGTGTACCAGACGGCGAGTGGAAATAATTTCATCAACACCACCTTCAGCAAACGTTTTGCGAATTACATCAGCCCATGTTACCAATTTCTCGGCAAATTCATCATCAGTACGGTTCAAAGAAGCCAATTCTTTACGAATGATTTTCTTCTCAACGTTGATTGGAGGAAACTCTTGTTCATATGTATTCAAGAAACGTTCAAGGAAAGCCTCATTCAAAACATTGGTAAACATGTAACGACCATCTTCTGAACCTTTACCTTTTGTATTGGCAGTAGCCACAATTGTAAAACCTTCAGCAGGTGCAACCATTTCATTCTTCTTTTTAAGCAAGAAAGGTTTGCCTTCTAAAACACGTTGTAAGCAGGACAGGTTCTGAGCACCATAATCAATTTCATCAATACACAGCACAGCGCCTTGTCGAGCCGCAACGGTAACTGGACCATCACGCCATTCCATTTGACCATTAATCAAAACATAATTGCCAAGCAAATCACTTTCATCGGTATCAGGTGTCATTGATACGCAAACAAATTTACGTTTAGCTTTAGCGCAAGCTTGTTCAACTGACATTGTTTTGCCGTTGCCAGATTGACCAGTAATAAAAATAGGGTAGAACAAATTACTTTTTACGATTGCCAACAAATCATCAAAGTTACCAAAAGGAACATAATTTGCATACTGTTTTGGAACCAGATTTTCTGTTTCGAGGTCAGTAACAATATTGGTAATACGATTGCCGGTTGGCGCAACAGGTTCGGGTTTTTTCATCTGTATAACTTGAGCTGGCGCCATGTTAACTATGTTGGCGCTGTTAGAGGGAACTTTATATAGACCACGACCAGCACGATAATCCATATCTTTCAAATACCACTGAGGTAACTTAATATCATTTTCAACGCACAGGTCTTTAATATCCTGTAATGTTAAAATGTCCTTGCCTGAGGAAGAGGCAATAGAAATAAACTTTTCACGTTTGTCAACTTGAATACCACGCATCACAAAAACTCCATCAATCAATTTAATATACCAATTATATCAAAACCACAAGGTTTGTCAATAGCACTGTTGCATAAAAACAACAGTACTACTTTAGTATTACATTGCAATTTCACCAATAAAACGGTTAACCAAGACACGGCTTACCTGTTTTTTCTTATTCATCTTAATAAATGCGGTACGCAATTTAGAAGCAGTGACATTACCTTCAACAGATAATTCTTCTTCTTCAATATTCAAATCATTACCACCAGGAATCAAAAAGAATTTGTTGTAACCACCATTTTTAGATTCTAAAAACTTGGTTGTTTTAATCACTTTAAGCATTTCACGTGCTTCTTCTTTTTCACGCAACCAACGATTATGTGATTCATAAGAATTGTATTGATCCGTTTTAACAGGCAATTCATTACCAGAAATATATTTACGTTGAATAGCATTTCTTGCATGATGACCAGCACCAATCAAAAAGAAACCAACAATCTTTGCACCAGTAACTTGTTTATACCAATCAAAAATAGCGACACGCATTGGATCATTATCTTTGTTGTTTTCATTCTTCAAAAGAAATTCAGTTTTGGATTGTTCATCACGAATAACAACCGATTGTGTTTTCTCACTAAACCAATTTGTTTTGTAAGTACCATAATCAGTCATACCTTCTTCATAATAACCAGATATATTATCGGCATCACCATCATGTATTAATACCATGTTAACAATATCAAGATTATTCACTTTGCGAAATTCATTAGTAATGTAACGTGAAGCAACCATAGCTTCAATCATTGGTGTATTAGATAATGTTTCTGAACTGGGACGATTAATCTTACGTTGAAATCTTGGCATATATGAATTCATTAATGAAACCATATTACGGAGGCAACGATTAAATTCGGCATTACCCATACGTGAATTCATATATTCACGCATAAAAACATCGGAGAAATACAAGTCATTTTTATTTTTAGAAAATGAAGGAGGCATTTTACCACCATCAAATTGAATATCTAAAGCCCGACTAGCCATACAATTACCAAAACCATATACAACAAAAGGAATATTCACTTTGCGGCAGAACATGGTTAGAATTAAAATCTGCTCAATTGAATTGGGCATATTATCATCCATGGAACCTGAACGGTCAAGAATCAAAACCAATCCGTGTGATTTACCTTTTGGTACACGCATCACTTTACGGAAGATATTATCATCAACTTTATATTTGTAAATGCGGGAGATATCAATATCACCAGTCTCCGATATCTTTTGTTTAGAGAATTTGGAGGCAGCTTTACGCATTTCAAATTCTTTGGCAAGTAATGATACATAACGTTCATTACGATTTTTAAATTCTTTCAAAAGATTTTCTTGCACTGAACGATTATGTTCAACATCAGGAAGATATTCACCTTTAAACCAGAAATTTTCCATTAATTCATGTACACGTTTATATGGTGTAATTGAATTTTTTGGATTGTATTTTGGTATATTCACATAAACATATTCTTTGCTTTTCTCATCAAGCAAAAGGCCTTCATTATCACGGAAGTTTTCATCAGTTTCACAACGTGGTTCAAAATCATCATCATTATCCGAGAATGAATTTCTAGTATCTTTATAACGATTAACTTTACGTTCGCCATATTCTTCACCAGTTGTTTCATCGGATTCAGAATCAGAATCTCCATCATTATCATTTTCTGTATCGTCACCGTCATTGGTACTATCATCACCATCATCCGATTCATCATAATCATAATCACTATAATTATCCGATTCATCATAATCGTAATCATCATTCTCGCCATAAGAATCACCAGCTGTTGCTTTTTGTTTCAGTTTAGATTCTTCCTGTTGTTCTTTTTTCGAATAATCAAAAATAGCACCAGTAACTTCAACAACATCTTCCCATGATTCGCAAGCTTCTACTGCTTCTAATAAAGCAGATTCATCGGCATTATCAAATTTAATACCAAGATTATAACCACCTTTAGTATATAAATTCAAGCGGTCAATAAACGGCAATGCATTTACATCTTGGTCTTTAATACCAAAAAAATCACGGTCAATTAATTGGCCATAAGCTTTAATGAATGAAGGTTTAATACCTGGAAATTTACGTTTGATTTTCTTTTCGATACGGGCATCTTCAACAACATTCAAAAAGTGTTTGAAGTTTTTACTGAATTTGGATTTGCCTGTAGTAACAGCATCATGCCAACCTTCTTCAGGTGTTTCTAATGCATGACCAACCTCATGCCCTAACAAAAGGTCGTACATTTCGCCTGACATATCTTTCCAGATTGGACATGACAAAATACGATTCTTAAGGTCAAAGGATGCGGTCTGAACCTTTTTGTGTTCAACAATAAGGTTCTCTGAAGCCAACAACTTGGCTAATTGAGACTTGGATTGTACTGAATATTGCATATTATTTCCCGATGTATGCATTAATTATAACAGAATTGAGGCATTTGGCAAGCCCTCAAAAAATGAATACTTTAGTACTACTTGTGGAACTGTTGTCCATGTTCGTCTGTAAAGGTTTAATTATAGAGGAACCAAGGTAAATGGCAAGCATAAAAAAAGAGATGTTGTATTTCTACAACACCTCTAATTGGAGCGGTTTTATGGAGTTTAACCAACTTTTCCCTTGGGAGGGACGTTTCACGGAAAACCGCATTTATCTTCCTACTTGACTTAGATATTTATCCTTAGTTTCTTGCCATGACAAATAAATCAAATCATCATAAAACAATGTTTCGGTAGAGACTTTGTTTTTCTTCTTTAGAAAACCAATCCGACCTCTTGCATGTTTTTCTTTCCATGTATTACTTAGGCTCTCTGTAGACGTTTCGAACGACTTTTTCAAATCATTGCCGTCACATTTGCCGCAAAGAAAATCATATGTGTTATCATACAATGGACTGAAATAAATTCCACGAGCATGTTCTGAACGAATCAACTCTTTAGGAATACCTAACTTTGAATATGTAAATGATAACGAACGATTCTTGTGGTCACGCTTGTATGGTTGACCACTAGGTTTCTTTGCAACGTACCATTCAAAGTATTTTCGTGTATGATTCTTTTTTAACCATTCACGTATTTCATATCTAGTATCTCTCTCAGGTTCAAATGAGACAGAACCAGATGTAAAGCCCATCGGCAACCAATGGTCAAGATTATCATATTGACTTAATCCGTTTGCCTTGGTTTTACCATAGAGTGATGTTGTAGTAACACCAACTAGTGTATCACCATATTGTTTCTTCCACAAATCTTGTACTGTATCAGATAAACAAAGTAAAGCAAGTAGTTTACCACCAACGTAGTTATAACCTAATGGTTGAAACGGAACAATCGTAGAACCAATGGCAGTATAGTTAATCATACCGCCTTGTGTTTTCTTCTCACGTTCCCAACCAATTACATTATCTCTTGGTGTTAAATCTAGGAAGTCGGATGAGATACAGATAACACCAAGGTACTTACCTGTCTTCTTATCCTGTGCAAAGAAATTTAAATTACGGCCAATGTTAGAGTTGTTCTTCATTGTTGAAATGAATGTACGTGCTGCGTTCCATCTTTCAGGTAAATCAGAACGTTTAATTTTCTGAGTTACATTGGTGCCGTCCATACCCGTGGATACTTTTTCACCAGAGTCATCAGTATAGATTAGAACAGGTTCCAAATCTAAGTATGCATCAGGTGAATCAGGCGTCCAAATGTTGGCCTTAACTTCATCAATCATTGTTTTCTGAGAGGGGTCAATTAACTGCATCTCAGTTCCAAACAAGGTGTTCATCTCCTCAGTTGGATATTTCTCATGCACCTCACACCATTTCTGGTACAAGGTGTATTCTTTAACATCCATAGCTGATACGAACGTCAAATCTTTCTTAACGTTCTCTGTTAGAACACCCAAATCAATATCTTTATAAACAATACCTGAGTCTAACCACTTTTTGTATTGTGTTTCGATATCATCTTTAGGATCAAATGCGTATGCCACGTTTATAGTTTCTTTCAAATTTCTTTAGTCGCTTCATCTGTTTCTCTTTGGCCATCATCATGGAAGTTTTGCCAACTCTGTCAGCCATTAACACACCATTCAAATGATCCAACTCATGTAAGAAACAACGAGCAGTTACTCCAGTCAAATTCATATTGACAAGTTCACCTTTTTCATTAGTGAATTCAACATCAATGTTGTCTGGACGTCCTATTGTAACATGTAATGCAGGGTAAGACAAGCATCCTTCTTTGTCTCGCACAATGTTATCCGATTCTTTTACCACACGTGGGTTGATACAGGTAATTTTAAAATCATCTCTATCACCTGTACCGATTACAAATACACGGGCACGAATACCACATTGGTTAGCTGCAAGACCAATACCATTATACATCTTCCTTGTCAGGTGCATTTGTTTGGAGAATCTCTCCATGTTATTATTAGGTAACTTGTCTGTGTATTCAGGCATTACCTCTTTCAACATACCGAAAGCATCAGAATAAATTTTCAATGGAACAATTTCTGACTCTTTGACAACTGTATTACTTTCGGTATTAAACGTGAGTACCTCACTCATTGGTTAATCCTTCACACAATTTTGCAATCTCTTCATTGGTCAAAAAGAATTCATATGTTGATGAATGAACAATCTCTTCATCTTCACCCAAAACTTCTTGCACAAAATATACTGCATTCAAATCTTTTGGTACGAAACAGGGTTTAACCTGAACACGTAACTTAAATGCCGCATCATCTTTAATTAAAAACTCTTTCATAATTACCTCACTATTCTAGAAAAATTCTTTACCTTCTCAAACCGAATCACATTTCGGAACTTGTCTTGTAGTATATCACCTTTATGTGAAATAACAAACAGATTAACATCTTCCAACATGTGTAGTATCTTCATTAGATTTTCAGTACCTTCTGTATCTAGTGAAGAATCAAAGACCTCATCCAGTATCAACAGGTTGGTGTTGGATGAATTCTTTAACTTGGCGACAGCACGCCATGTCAGTAACAAGGCCATATCAATACGTTGTTTCTCACCTTCAGAAAACGATGCATATGAAAACTCATCACGGTGCCTAGACTTGATTGTTTCCTTAAACGACTCATCGAGGTTGAAGTTGACAAAGAAATCTAAGGTAGATAAATACTTATTGACCAATTTATTAATGATTGGTAAATACTGGCGAACAATCTTTGTTTTAATGCCTGTATCTTTTAACAACACCGAAGCGGCCTCATAATATGTCTTTGTATCTATTAATGCTCTTAAGTCTTCTTCTAGCTTACTCAAATGATTTGCGAGTTCTTGTAGCTGGACTTGTTGTGTCTCTGTTGAATCTTTATTTGATTGCAATGCCGCAATCTCTTTTTGTATTTTAACAATATACTTGTTAATCTCGGTAATAGAAGTACTCTTTGTGGCAATCTGAATCTGTAGTGCCTGAATCTGTTTCTGTACCTCGGAGATAGAATTCAACTTAGTTTGTTCCGCAAGTAACTTGGATTCTAATTGTGTCAATCCATGTTCACACTCACCAACTTTTGTACCTAGATTGAGAAGTTCCGTATCTTTGAAATCCGAGGCAATGGCTTGCCTACAAGTTGGACAATCATCATTGTGTTGGAAGAAACTAATATCTTTACGTAGTTTGGATAAATTGCTCTCAATTTGAGATTCAAGCTTTGTAATCTTTTTGACCTTATCCTCGACAATAGATTTCTCTGCCACTGATGTTGACAACGTTTCGACCAATGTACTGGCGTTAGCAACTTCTCCATGTAAGGTTTGTATGGCGTTGTTGTTAGTTTGAATTTCATTCTCATATTGTTTTACCCTTAGGTCATTGTTCTGATTCAACTCATCAATATGTTTCTTCTGCATTTCATGTTTCTGTTTTGCCAATTCAATCTCACTCTTTTTGGCAACTGACAGTTCTTTGTTCTCAGTCATTCGTTCTTTTACCAAACTGTTCATGGTGGAAAAGATTTGAATGTCTAACAAGTCTTCAATGATAGACCTGCGA